TGGTCAACGGTTCGGAAAAAACGAGTGCATCAACGCTACATTCCAGCCTTAAACAGTTGAGCGGCGGTTTATCGTTAAAAACGAGCGCCGTACCGGAGGGAATGGAAGACGTAACGACCGCTTCGATCGCTGAAAACGTATCCTTGATTAAGTCGATACCCCAGGAGTATTTTAAAAATATAACCGGTGCGGTCATGCGATCGATAACGAGCGGAACCGGTCTAGCGACGCTCACGCCTGAAATTGTGAAATATTCCGGACAAACGAAGCGCCGCGCACGAAATATCGCGCTCGATCAAACGAGAAAAGCGTATAATTCGATTAATAAACAACGGATGCAAGCGTTGGGGGTGAAACAGTTTATATGGGTTCATTCGAACGCCGGCCAGACCCCGCGCGAATCGCATCTAAAGATCGATGGTGAAGTGTTCGATTTTGAGAACCTAGACGCTCAACAAGCGGCGCTCGGCGTGCCAGAAAAAGACCGGGGTATACCGGGCCATGCGATAAATTGTCGATGTACGATGATGCCGGTCATCAAATTTGAGGATTGACGTATGCCATTAAACGAAGGGAAAAGCGATAAGGCGCGATCGGAAAACATCGCCGAGCTTATTCGAGCCGGCCATGAGCCGGCCCAGGCCGAGGCGATCGCCTATAAAGAACAACGGAAGGCTAAGGCCCGCGACGATGAGATGTGCGGTCGAGCGATAATCGAAGATGACGATACCGGCCGATCGTTCAAAATTTACGATCAAAAGGGTGGAAGTGCCAAAAAATACGATATTAACGGCTGGCCGGAGATCGAAGGGAATCCCATAAGTAAAGTTGGGGTTTTCCCTTATTCGGGCGAGCAAATCGGTCTACCAGGCTTTGAGGCCGGTAAAATCTATCAGGTGTACCGTTCCGAAAGTGAGCTATCGAACCCCGAAACGGTCGAATCGTTCCGTCTTTTACCGTTTACCGACGAACACGCGATGCTCGGCGACGAAGCCGGTATGATGGCCGCCGAAGAAAAGGGAGTTCACGGTATTATCGGTGAGGACGTATATTTCGAGGACGGCTATCTAAAAGGGAACTTGAAGATATTTTCCGAAAAACTCGCTAAAATGATAGAAGACGGTAAAAAGGAACTATCGATCGGCTACCGGTGCTTGTACGAACGATCGGAAGGGGTATACAATGGTATGCACTATGACGCTATCCAACGAAACATCCGAGGGAACCATTTAGCGTTAGTTTCCGAAGGACGGTCGGGTAAGGACGTCGCTGTACTGGATAAATTTACGTTCACACTAGATTCTAAGGGGCTCCGTATGCCAGATATGAAGCGAGAAGAAAAACGCGAAAGTGCGTTTCAGGAAGACGACGAACCGATGACGTTGGAACAATGTTTAGCGGCTCTCCGACACTTAAGCAAAAAGGTCGAAGGGTTAATGAAGAACGATAGCCCCAACGCCGAGGGTAACGTTAAGAAAGAATTGTCCGAAAATACCGCCGAGCATGGCGACGAACGGGAAGACGTAGCGAAAAGGTTCGTCGATAAGCCCATGATCGAGGACAACGACGACGAATACGGTAAACTTCCTCAAAAGAAAATCGAAGATACCAAGGAAGAAGAAGAACTTTCTCAGGACGAGAACGAGGAAAACTTAGGCGAAAAGAAGAAGGGCGATATGGCAAAGCCAGAAGATAAGAAACACGGTATGGACGCTAAATTGAAAGCGTTAACCCAGGAAGTCGCCGATATGAAGCGCATGGGAACAAAGGCCGTATTTCGTGAAATCGCCAAGCGCGATGCGCTCGCGCAACGCTTGTCCGCCCATGTCGGTACGTTCGATCATTCCGAAAAGACGTATTCCGAAGTGGCCGTTTACGGTATTCAGAAGCTCGGCTTGAAGTGCAAACCAGGCCATGAAGTTTCGATGCTGGAAGGCTATTTACAAGCCGTCCGTACCCCAGGTGTCGTTCCGGCTTATGTCGGCGACTCTAAGGGCGAAAAAACCAGCGCTCTTGACGCTTACTTTAAAGGGGAGTAACGAATATGACAGCCGCTTTCCAATCTAGTGTTTTTATTCAACAGGGCGCAGGCGTTCCAGGCGAACAGTATTCCGATAGCCCCTGGAGAGCCCAAAGCTATACGATTAACTCAGCAAACGCCGCGTACAATATTATCGGCGCGACTTGCTGCTCGATCACAAGCGAAGGTGTCGTCGCGGCCGGTAACGCCGGTTCCGGCGCGGTCTTTGCCGGTCTTTTGGTCGATCCTAAGAATATCGCTCTGTTCGGTGCGAGCAATCAGCCTCTTAGCCCGACCTTGCTCGTCCCTCAACAGGCGCAAGTCGAATGTGCGACGATGGGTAGTTTTTGGGTGACTTTACCATCCGGCGGTAACAATATCGGCGATTGGGTCATCTACGATAATACGACCGGCGCTATCTCTGCGGTCGCACCTGGTACGGCATTGCCCTCCGGAAAGTCTTGGGCCAATGCCGTTGTGGACTATTTCACCGTTCCGAGTGGCGGGGGCTTGGCAGTTATTACCATGAATCCCGGCGTCGGCCAGCCCACGAACTACAATTAATAGGAAGGATACCGAGCTATGATGAGTCATGTGCAAAGAGAAAGGGCCTTTATCTCCGGTCGTGATTTTAGGGCCGTCAAAAACTTCCCGGCCGAGCAATTTAAGGATTTACGTCGCGTCGGTATCAACCTGAACGATGGTGGCGTTCGTTTGATGCAATCCGGCACGCAGGCCGCTATGGATCGCGCTTCGTTCGCTCAAGACGCTCCGTACGCCATTCAACCTCTCGTTACGACTGCCAGCCTTGGCACGCCCGTCCAGTTCTTACAGAATTGGCTTCCTGGGTTCGTATTTATCGTTACAGCCGCCCGAAAGATCGACGATATTATCGGTATGATGGTGACTGGATCGTGGGAAGACGAACAGATCGTGCAGGGCGTGTTAGAACGTACCGGCGCGGGCCAGATTTACGGTGATTACACAAACGTCCCCCTCGCAAGCTGGAACACCAATTTCGTCTATAGAACCGTCGTTCGGTTCGAAGAAGGCATGAAAGTCGGCGTACTCGAAGCTGCTCGCGCGGCTCGTATGCTGGTCGATGATGCCGGCATGAAGCGGGAATCGGCGGCCCTGAACCTTGAAATCAACCGTAACGCGGTGGGTTTCTACGGCTTCAACGGCGGCAATAACTTGACCTATGGCTATTTGAACGATCCCGGCCTGGGCGGCTATACCACCGTACCGGTGGGCGCTTCGACTTCGACTTTGTGGTCTACAAAAACATTTTTGGAAATCGTTAAAGATATTCGGCTGGCGATCCAGACCCTCCGTACGCAGACCCAGGATACGATTGACCCGGAAAAAGTCGATCTCACCCTGGCAGTTGCTACCGCTGCGGTCGATGCGCTATCGACACCTTCTGATTTCGGTATTTCGGTGCGTGACTGGTTGCGTCAAGCGTATCCCCGATGCCGTGTAGTTTCCGCTCCGCAGTTGAACGCCGCGAATTCTAGCGCTAACGTGTTCTATCTGCACGCCGACGTAGTTAACGATATGTCAACCGACGGCGGTAGAGTGTGGATTCAACCCGTACCGACGAAATTCCAGGTTTTAGGCGTCCAACAGCTAGCCAAAGCGTACGAAGAAGATTATTCGAACGCTACAGCCGGCGCGATGTGCAAGCGACCCTACGCCGTGGTACGTTTCTCCGGTAACTAAAGGGCCGTTGATCGCTTAATGAGTGGCGTTGTATTATAGTAATATAACGCCACTATATTTAAGGAGAAACAAATGCCCTATATCTATTCAACCCTCACAGCTTCTCAAAACTTCGTAGAATGGAAAGAAACTAGCGATCTCCCCATTGCCGCCCGAAAAATAACCATTCTCGGCGGTCACGGCGTTATCAACAAGCAATTCGTGACGCCGCGCGGCGTCGTGACGAAGGTTTCCGATAAAGATATGGAATTCTTGAAAACCTACCCGCCGTTTTTAAAGATGGTCGAGGAAGGCTTTTTATCGTACGAAGATAAGAAAAACGTCGATGTCGAAAAGAAGATCGTTCACATGAACCTTAAAGGCGATAATTCGCGTCAACTTACGCCGGCCGAATTCGAAAAAGGCACTTACGACGATCCGCATAACCGTTTATTTACGGGCCTGTTTAAAGAGGGCTCTAGGATGGCCCCACAATGACGAATATAGTTTTCGATTATCCGACGTTCCAGTTACAGATTCCACAGTATTCGAACCCGGAGATATACCCGGAACAGATGATCTCGAATTTCTGGACGATCGGCTCGAACTATATGCAAACGGAGGTCGGGTTCGTATTGAACGCGGCCGGCCGTACGTTGGGGTTAAACCTTTTCGCCGCGCATCTTATCTATCTGCAGGGCCTCATTCAAGCCGGGCAAGTACCCGGTATGGTGACGGGCGCGACGGTCGATAAGGTGAACGTAACGCTTACACCCCCACCGTTACCGAATCAGTTTCAATGGTGGATGAATTTAACG